CCGGGCATCCTGAGGTATGTGGAGCCGTCCCCGATGTTGTCCAGTATCTTCCCGAGGTGTCCGGACTGGGAGAAGTCTATGATTGCCCTGTGGTTCGGGTCCATGTTGGCACCGGGCATCCTGGCGTATACCAGGCCGTCGTTGATGTTGTCGAGGACCTTGTACAGGTGCCCGGGCTGGGAGAAGTCTATGATTCCACGCCGGTTGGAGTCCATGTTGGCACCGGGCATGCGCAGATAGGCCAAACCATCTGCAACCTCGCTGTCCAGGGATGCTAGGCGGACGAGGTGGGGCTGGGAGACCCAGGCGGAGTGGGAGCCTCCCGAAGAGTCATTCCGTGACAATGGTATGAACTGGACATAGGATGTGTTGGCAGGAGCGGTGGCGGTAAGGGTTTCCTTGGCCCACGACGTGGTGGAGTTCGTAGGGGAATAAAGCGGGCTGAGGGTATTCCCCGCCCCGTCGTAGAACACCAGCAGCATCCCGGCCTGGAACGTGCCGTCTCTCAGGAGGTATACGGAGGCGTAGAAGACGTCCCCTGGCGACGCCTTGAACAGGCGGGTATGCATAATCTCCCCGCCCGGGACAGAAGTGGTTACCTGCAAGGACTTGCCGTTCGTAATCGGGGAACTGGCGCTGACGGAGAAGGTGACCGGGTAGTATATGCTGGCCTGCGACCATCCTGCTGTCCCGGCGAGGAAGCTCGGGTTATCCAGCACGATTGCCGACCCAGCGTACTGGGCAGAGCGGATATAGCTGCTCCCGTCCGCCAGCACGTCGAGCGTCGCAGGGCCCTCTATCTGCCAGTGGGAGGGGGTCCAGGAGGCATCGGAGTTCGCCGTGGTACAGATAAAGTAGTTTCCCGTGACGGAGGGGTAGGCCACCTCCTGCCCTACCAGGTAGGATGTACCTGCCGGAGGAGGTGCCCATGCTCCCCTGTAGGTATAGGGGATGCCGTTGACCAGGGCGCTGGCAGCAGGAATCTGGGTCTGGAGCGGGATTCCGGTCGTGGACCCTGATGGTATGGCGTCGGAGTTTACAGGGCCTATGACGGTCCAATAGCTGGTGTTGGTGGGGGCAATGCCTGCCGTTGTCTTTGCAGTACAGACATAGTAGCTCCCGTTGGAGGTCACCTCCATGCCCACGGCATAGGCGACGGAGGCAGAGTAGGCCCCCTGGAGCGTGTAGGGTATCCCGCTGACCACCCCAGCGGACAGGGTCCTGGAGTAGAGTGCCCCGTCGCTTATGGCATCGACGGAGGCAGCGGACATGAGCTGCCAGTATGCCGGGGAGGCAGAGGGCGGCTCAGGGTTCCCCCCCGAGCCGGTGGGGGGCGCAGGGCTTCCCGGTCCATTTTCCACCAGGCACTTGTATGGGCTGCTGGTACCGGACCCCGTGGTGGTGTAGTACACCGTCATGGCCACGGAGTTAAGCTCTATGGCCGCCCCCGTGCCGGGCGAGAGGGTACATTGGCAGGATGCCTGGAACCCCAGCGTCCCGGCCTGCATTGCCGCCAGCAGGGCCGCCGGGGTGATTCCGAACAGGCTGCCCCCGGTGCCGCCGTACACGACGGCCGTGGGGGTGGACGGGAAGTTCCCCGAGGGGTAGGCGGGCGCAACGCTGGCGGAGTTCCCCGTCATCCCTATCAGGACGATGCTGTCGAACATGGAGGCGGAGGTGCCGCCCGTCTGCGCCACCTTGGCCGAGAAGGAGATTCCTGTTATGGTGGCACTGGAGGGGACGCCTCCGTAGTTGAAGCCCGTGAACTGGAGGGCATAGGACTCGTTTACTGTGTTGTTCGAGCCGTAGAGGGTGCAGGTGGCATAGGCGCTCGTCCCCTTGGCATTGCTCGGGTTAGCCCAGGGCTTCTGGCGGGCCACCTGCGTGACTACCGTGGGGGCCAGGCTGCCCGTATTGCCTGCCCCCGAGGAGGCCGGGGCATACGTGACCTCGTTCCCTGGGAAGTACAGGGTCGTGGCATTCCACGGAAGGACAGGCACAGGAGGGAGCGTCGGGGGGGCAATCTGCGTCCAGTAGACGATGCCGTTGGTGGTCGTCTGCCCCGGCATGGTGTTGTTGCCCAGGGCAGTGGCGTTCATGCACACCCAGGTGCTTCCGCCAGACGGCCAGCTGACGATGTTCCCAGGGTCGTAGTCCAGTGCCGCCGACCAGAGTCCCAGGTAGACCTGCGCCCCGCTGGTCGCCCCGGCGACAGCGGGGCCGGTGAGCTGCCAGTAGGGGCTGTAGGCGATGGTCGAGACGGCCGTCGGAGAGGGCACCGTGCCGGGGGCGGCCACCTCCAGCCAGTCGGGGTTGGAGGACACGGGGGCAACCGTGGAGGTGTTGGCCACCAGGCACAGCCAGTAGTTGCCGGATATGTCCACTACCAGGTTGGCCGGGTTGTAGGGGGTGCCGGACGTCCATACCCCCCTGTAGTTGAAGCTCGGCGGCTCGACTGCGGTCTCGGCAGGCCCGTTGGAGACTAGGCAGAGGTAGAAGTTGCCGTCCAGGTAGGCCACCTGGTTCCCCGGGTCGTAGTTCTCCCCCTGGCTCCACACCCCCAGGAAGGCCTCGGCCCCGGAGATGCTGTTTATGGAGTCTGGCCCTACTAGCTGCCAGTCCGCCGTGCTGTTGGGAGGCGGGACGTTGGTGTTCGGCAGGAGGCAGAGGTAGTAGTTCCCGTCCGTGTACGTGACCTCGTTCCCCGCCTTGTATGCGATGTTGTTGCTCCATGCCCCCAGGAACACCTGTGCCCCCGCCATGGACGACACGCTCTGCGGCCCCACCAGCAGCCAGTCCGTGGCATTGCTCGGGGGGATGACGTTGGTGTTGGCCACCGTGCAGATGTACTGGTTCCCGTCGATGTAGCTGACCTGCTGTCCGGGTATATATGCGATGTTGTTGCTCCATGCCCCGACATAGGACACGCCGGTCTCGTTCTGCCAGTCCGTGGTGTTGGTGCTGGGCGGCACATTGGTGTTGCCTGCCAGACAGACGAAGGTGCTGCCCTGGTATAGGACTTCTTGTCCTGGGAGATAGGCCAACGAAGAGGACCATGCCGTCACCGCCGCATTGCCTATCTGCTGCCAGTCATTGGCATTGGTGTTCGGGGCCACGTTGGTACAGGCCGTCAAGCACAGGTAGGTGTTCCCATTGTAGGTGACCTCCGAGCCGGGGGAGTACGCTACGCTCGACGACCATGCCCCCCTCCACCACAGGCCTCCCAGCGGCATCCAGTCCGTGGCATTGCTCGGGGGGGTGACATTGGTGTTGGCCACCAGGCAGAGGAAGATGGAGCCTCCGTAGTTGACCTCCTGTCCAGGTATATAGGCGATGTTGTTGCTCCATGCCCCCTGGAAGGTCAGGCTGCCTAGCGGCTGCCAGTCCGTAGCATTGGTGTTTGGGGGGGTGTTGGTATTCTGTACAAGGCAGAGGTATAGCGAGCCGTTGTACGAGGCCTCCATGCCCGGGACGTATGTGGCCGAGCTGCTCCATGACCCCTGGTACGGGACCCCTCCCAGGAGCAGCCAGTAGGTGGGGGAGCCTGTAGGAGACACACCCGTGTTCTGGATAAGGCACATGTACAGGAAGCCTCCATACGAGACCTCCTGGCCTACCGAGTACGTGGCCGAGCTGCTCCATGACCCCTGATATGCCATGCCCCCCATCCAGAGCCAGTCGTTCGTGTTGGTGTTCGGGATGACATTGGTATTGGATGCCAGGCAGACGTAGATGCTGCCAGCATAGGACACGGTCTGGCCGATAAGGTAGGTGGTCCCTGAGTTCCATGCTCCCTGGTATGCCTGGCCGGTGGCGACGAGCTGCCAGTCGGTGCCGTTGCTTGGGGGAGGGACATTGGTGTTGCTGACCTCGCAGATATAGAGGTTCCCAGAGTACAGGACCTCCTGCTCGGGGAGATAGGCGATGGAGCTGTTCCAGGCCCCCCGGAAAGATATTCCGCCGAGCCACTGCCAGTCCGTGGTGGAGCTGGTCGGGGGCACGTTGGTACAGGATACCAGGCAGAGGTAGACGGCGCTCTGGTAGCTGACCTGCTGCCCTACCTGGTAGGACTGGATGTTGCTCCATGACCCCTGGAAGGTGGTGGCGGACATGAGCTGCCAGTCCGTGGTGTTCGAGGGGGGCGGGACGTTGGTGTTGGCCACCGTGCAGAGGTAGAGGTTGCCCGAGTACCCTACGACTTGTCCGACCAGGTAGGGGACCGAGCCTGACCATTGCCCCGCATAGCTCATCCCTCCCAGCCATGCCCAGTCCGTAGCGTTGGAGGACGGGATGACATTGGTATTGGCGACGAGGCAGCGGTAGATTGCCCCGTTATAGATGATATCCTGTCCCACCAGGTAGGCTACCGTGCTGCTCCAGGCCCCCAGGAAGGTCATCCCCCCCATGTACTCCCAGTCGGAGGTGTTGGACGGCGGGGGCACGTTCAGGTTGGACTGGATGCAGAGGTATATCCCGCCGCTATACAGTACCTCTTGCCCCGGCTGGTAGGTCACGGTGCTCGACCACGAGCCAGCATAGGTCATGCCGCCCAGCCATGCCCAGTCCGTGGTGCTGGAGGTCGGGACGATGTCCGTGCAGGAGACCAGGCACTTGTAGATGTTGCCCAAATATCCCACCTCCTGGCCAGGCAGGTAGGTGCAGGTGTTGCTCCAGGGGCCCATGTACGGCCAGCCCCCCATCAGCTCCCATTTGGCGCTGCCGGGCGGGGGGGTATTGGTGTTCGCCGTCACGCACAGGTAGAGGTTGCTGGCATACGATACCTCGTTCCCCGGGAAGTACGGGGTAGAGCTGCTCCAGGCCCCCAGGAAGGTCTGGCTGCCTGCCAGGGCGCTGGCATTGGCAGGGCCGATGAGCAGCCAGTCTGCGGTGTTCAGGTTGGGCGTAGTAGTGCTGGAGTTCCCGGTCAGGCAGAGGTAGGTGTTGCCTGAGTAGGAGATTATCTGCCCTGCGGAGTAGGTGCTTCCAGATGCCCAGACCCCCACATAGGACAGGCCTCCAAGGGGCTGCCAATGGGCCGCATCGGAGGGCGGGGGGGTCGTTCCCGAGACAGCGACAAGGCAGATGTAGACGAGGCCGCTGTACGAGACCTCCTGGCCAGGCAGGTAGGTGCTGGTCCCGGACACCCAGACCCCGAGGAACTCGGACTGGGAGCCGATGAGCTGCCAGTTGGTGTTCCCTATGGCGGGGGCGGAGTTGGTATTGGCCACAAGGCATAGCCATATGCTGCTGCTGTAGCTTACCATCACGCCGATGGCGTAGGCAGTAGAGGGGGCCCATGCGCCGGAGAACGAGAGCCCTCCCCCTAGCTGCTGCCAGTCTGAGGCATGCGTGTCAGGCTCAGCGTTGCTGTTGTCGGCGATGGCGATGTAGAGGTCGCCGTTGTAGGTAATCTCTTCGCCCACCGCATAGTCTGTGCTGTTGTCCCATGCCCCCATGAACTGCGAGCCGCTCCCCACGAGCTGCCAGTTGGTGTTGGTCAGGGAAGGGGGGGAGTTGGTGTTCTCGGCAACGCACAGCCAGTAGTCGCCAAGATAGGTACACTCGTTGCCCGCCAAGTATGGCGTGATGTTGCTCCACGGGCCGGTGAAGACGTTGACGTTCGATGCCCCGGTCTCCAGGTTGAACGCCCCCGGCGTGCCCGTCAACGCCACTGCCAGGGACTCCACGTCGGCGATGGACTGCTCGGTGTTCCCGTAGGAGTTGAAGCTGGTGGCCTTCAGGTAGATGGTCTTGCCCACGTACATCTGGGCGTACTGCTCCTGGTAGCTGGCCTCGTCCAGGCGCACGAAGTCGCTCCCGATGGCAAAGCTCTTGACCGGTGTCCCGTACTGCCCCCTGCGCAGGTAGGACAGGCTGTAGGTCTGGAGGCCCGTCAGGCTGACGTTGGCATAGCTTACCAGCTCCAGGCCGGAGGTGCCTATCAGGGCGCTGAGCGTCTCCAGTTCGTCGGCGTTGGACTCGGAGACGGAGGCGAGGGTGGCGTCCGGGCTGGCCATCTGCACCGTCAGGGTGTCTGTGGTGTCGGGGTCGGCAGTGGCAGGAAGGGCCGTCACCAGCGTGCCAATCCTGCCCGGCACCTCTATCTTGGCGAGCCAGCTAAAGGTGGTGTTGTCATAGCTGTACCACAGGTCGCACCCCCCCCAGTTCGAGCCGGTGCCGCAGGCGAAGATATACAGCATGTTCGACTGCTGGAGGGAGGCTGCGGCGGGCACCTGGACGGCCAGTACCTCGGTCTCGTCCGGGGCGGAATAGGCAGCGTCCAAGGTAGAGCTGGGGAGCTGGGCCTGGGCGTTCTGGAGGATGGCGGTACCTACGCCCCAGGGGAACTGCTCCGCCTCGATGGTGATGCCTTTCTCCGGGTCGTCCGTCATCTGGGTGATGCGGACGCCAGTCCTTCCGAACATGGTCCCGGCGGTTCCGAGCAGGCCATCGGTGATGGTAACGATGTCGCCGGGCGAGAGGAAGGCAAAGTTGGACTTTAGGGTGAAGCTGTACTTGGTGTAGATTGCCGACAGCCTTTGCAGCCGCATGGCGGCGGCCCACTGGGCTGCCGGGTAGGTCGTTATGAACTGGTAGTCCTTGGGGTCTTCCGTCTGGAGGCCGTACTGCTGCACCGAGGCATCGTCCTGGAGGGGATAGGTGTCCTCGTTGTAGGCGTTCTCCCTTACGGACCACCTGATTCCTATCCTGTTCCACCTGCTCTGCCAGGGCGTCTGCTCGATAGTGACGGGGTCCTCCTTGTCCGCCACGAAGTCGTTGTCGTCCAGGTCTATGACGGGCTGGGTAGGGGGGGTGTAGGTGTAGCCGTTGGCCACTGCCGTGGTGTCGCCCAGGGGGATGAACTTCAGCTTCCCCTCGTCCCATGAGATGTAGCACTGCCCAGCCTCCAGCCACTCGCCCAGGACGCTCATGGCGCTGTCCTGGTTCTGCAATATCTGGGAGATGAAGAAGCTGTTGGCCGCCCAGTAGGACTTGGCGGAGGAGTTGTTCGAGTCCCCTGCCAGGCTGGGGTCGATATACGCACCCGGAAACCCTATGCCGAACACGTCCGAGGTCAGGACTGCGCCTATGGCGTCGGCAGGAGAGGCATCCACGATGCCGCCCCCGAAGGCCAACGGCCCCACCACCTCGAAGTTGTACTGGGGGAGCTGGGGCGCTGAGCCCATATAGATGCCGCTCGACGCCACGCAGGCTATGTCAGAGTAGCCCAGGTCCTCGCCAGGGTGCTTGCTTGACAGGTAGGACCATGGCTCCTGCCCCTCGCCCCGTTGAGGAAGGTGAGGTTAATCATGTTCGGGGCGTTGGCGTCGGTGTTGGTGTCCTTGTAGCTGTAGAAGATGGAGATTCCCTGGCCGGCGTCGGCGGCGGCGAACAGGTAGTTTCCATTGTTGTAGCTGTAGGTGCCTGCCACAGTGGGCGTTCCGCCCACCGCTGTCATTGCCGGGCCGCCGGGGTAGTATCCTACCCCGTTGTCGGAGTTGAACTGCGACTGGTACTGGACGGTGACCTGGTAGGGGGAGTTGAGGGGTACGATGGCCAGCTCGTTCTCCTGGATGATGTAACGGTAGGACGCATAGCTGACAGTGACGGCGTTGCCGTACTGGGCAGAGTTGAAGACATACTGGCCCGAGGAGTTGATGGTGTACTGCCCTGGACCGGGCGGGTTGCTGGCGGTATAGACCAGGGGCACCTGCTGGGTACCGCTTAGCGTCGCCGGGCCGGGAGAGCCGTAGTCATTGGCAGTGACGTTGTAGAGGCTTGCCACAGACACGCCGATATCCTGGGCGAACTGGGGGTAGTTTACGGGGGTATAGGGGCTGCTGCCTGCCGTGGTGACCTCGGAGTTCGAGTCCACGGCGTAGCGGCCGGTGGAGTCCCAGACCCCCAGGAAGCCCTGGCACGGCCCCATGCATAAGGCCCCGACCACGGCGGCGGAGTAGACATAGGACGAGGCTCCGCCCGCCTTCTTGCTGGCGCCCTGCGCCTTGGCCGAGGTGAAGTCCCCGTACCACAGCAACATCCACGACAGCCTTTGCTGCCCGATGAGGACGGGCAGGGTGGTGCCCAGGATGGCCTGGTTTGTCCTCAGGCCGTTGTAGCGGGTTGTCGGGGTCTGATTATAGCCTGATCCAAAGAGCGACATAGCCTATCCTATCAGCGTGAAGAACCGTCTGAGGCGGTTCAGCAGGAAGCCCTCCTTTGTCCCGTGGGAGCCGACTGCCCCCCTGCCCTCCACGGAATGGATTACATACGATGGCCATTTCACGATAATCCCCCCGTGCGTCCAGCTATGCACGAGCCTCCAGAGCACGAGGTCCCCAGGCCTGGCCCCGGCCTCGGGAACCTCCCGCTTCGCCAGCCTCAGGACCAGGTCCAGGTAGGTCGTGTCCTCCCTCCTCCTGTCCGTGAGCTGCTGGATGGAATAGAAGGGAAGCTCCAGGTCCTTGGGAATAAGGCCCACGGCCTGATAGACCCGCAGGGGGAGCCCTGCGCAGTCGCAGCCATACCCCTTCAGTGCCGACCTGCCCACAAAGGGGGTCCCTATCCACCCGATGGCCTCCCTGACTATCGCCTCCCTGGTCTCTGCCTCCGTCATTGCTACACCGCCTGCTCCGGGTTGGGGACAAACGGGCATCCCCCGTAGTGGATTTGGTTCCCGTACAGGCCGCACGTGGCCATGGTCTTGTCGCACCCCGGCACCAGCAGCACGGTGTCCCCTGCTGCCACGGCGAAAGGCATGGGCCTGATAAGCTGGAGCTGCACCAGGCCGCTGCTTACCGCCATCGTCTTGACGCTGCCGCTGAAGCCCGTGTTCTGCCCGCTGGCAAAGGTCACGAAGCCCAGGGTGTAGGCATTGGCCATGCAGGTCCAGACGACTGTCCTGTCTGCGGCCGTGGAGTACCGCTTGCTCGGCAGCGAGGGGACGCTGGACGCCGTGGTCCCCTGCTGGCTGCACATGTAGGGGATGCCGCCCGCCAGGATGGTGTTCCCCTTGCTGTACCCGTGGCCGCTGTACCTCGGCGGGAGGTCCAGGCTAAGCCATAGCTGGGTGCTTGCAGCATCGAGCGGGACGGCAGTGCTCTGCCAGTTGGCCTGGAGCAGGCCGCAGCCGGGGCTGAACAGGGTGTGGCGGCAGCTAGACTGTATCTGGTAAGGGGGGAGGGGGCGGTTCAGCATGTAGGTCATGTCGAACAGCTCGAAGACCGCCTTGCTGCGCCCTGTCTTCTTCACGTTCCCTACCTGCCCCACGTTCAGCATCATAGTGCCTACGATATTGCCGTTGGGGTCCGTGCCGCCCGGCCAGTAGGCAGTCTGGATGGTCACCACCGCCCCGTTGAACACCCCTGCTGCCATCGCCTGCATGAAGGTAGCGGTGGTATTGGGGAAGCTTGCCGTGGCCTCCTGCCACAGGGCCGTCAGGTCCATGCTGCTGGCGCTCGGCCTGTACTCGGCGGAGTTGGTGAACGCCCCCCGCTCCCATGCCCCCCACCTGCTGGCGTAGTAGGTTGTCCCGTTGTAGGTGATGTCCGTGTTGGTGCCGTACACCACGTTCAGGATGGTGCCGTTGGAGATGGCGATAGAGATAAGGTCGGCCCGGCCAAACGTCTCGTTCCCGAGGAGGAAGGCTTGTAGCTCGGTTGTGATGGTCTTCGGCATGGTCTCCCTACAGCAGGTGGCTGCTGAACTTCACCTCCTGGCACTGCCATACCTGGAGAAGCTGCTCCTCCAGGCCCTCCAGGGAGTCTGCCTCGAAGTGGCAGCGGAAGTAGAATCCCCCCGTCCACGTGACCGCCTGCCCCGAGCCGGGGCTGTAGCCGCCTGCCCAGGTAAGGTTCCCGTACTGGTCGATGGCGAACTGGCCTGAGGTCAGGGTAGTGCTCCCCACCTTGATGGTGGGGGTGCCCTGGAAGTTCTGGACGAGGTCCCTGGCCCCGCCAGGGGTGACCAGGGTACGGTACATGGTCAAGACCTGGCTGCTGCTACCATTGGTCGTCCCTATGGCCTGGCTGGTGACGGAGTTGTCGTAGGGGTCAAGCCATAACCAGTCTTGACCGGCCCCCTGCACCGCCATGAAGAAGTTGACGAACACCTGCCAGGCGGAGTTGGACTGGGTGGCGTCCCCGATGATATAGCTCAGGTCGTACTGGAAGTCCCACAGGGGGAAGAGCATCAGCGGGATACGCACCTCTCCCCTGCCCGAGGCAGGGGTCTGGACTATGGTCTTGAACCTCGGAGTCCGTTTTACAGGCCACGAATAGGACATTTGCCGTGTAACAAACAAGGGGAAGACTAGCATCTAGGCCACCCCCATCCTAGAGATTTTGGACTTCAGGAAGCTCACCATCTCCGTGCCGTGCTTCTGCGGATTGAAGGGCTCGCTAATGACCGGGGCATAGTGTATTCCGCCATAGATATTGGTCCCTCCCCCGACACCGCCCTCATGGGCGGCAGCACGCTGGATAAAGGTGCTGAGATGGGCAGGCAGGGTCATCTCCTGGGCGTGCCCCATGTAGAGGCCTGTGCCGGGGTGGATGCCGCCCTTCTGGAAGCTGCCAAAGGCCATCGCCTCCGCATAGGCCGCTGCTGCCATCGCCGGGGCCAATGCCACGTTCAGCGGGAAGGGCTCGGCGACCATCACGGAGGCGAACTCCGCTGCCGCCGCCAGCCCGGCCTTCTCGCCTACCATCTGCTGGTCCTTCTTCTTCTGGTCTCCCATCCCAGGCAGGTGGCTCTCAATCTCCCTCAGCCCTATCAGGATTACCTCTTGCACTATCTGCTGGACAATCGCCGATGCTACCTCTCGCATCGCCTGGGCAAGCGTCTTCTGGCCTACCACCCACTGGGAGATTCCGCTCGCCATGGTCTTGTCCAGGAGGTCGAAGTGGTCCCTCATGTTCTTGAGCTTAGCGATTTCATCCTGGGCCTCAGCCTTCATTGTCTGCCCGACCTTCCCCCAGGTCATATGCATCTCCTGAAGTTTAAGGTTGGTATCACGGATGGAGGTGCTGTACCTGTCCTGCCCGGCAGTTATGGCAGCAAGCTGTTCCTTCATCTCCGCCATCCTGCTGACGCTCGTCCCATACTCGACGGTACCGGGACCCTTGCCTATGGCAGCAAGCTCCTTCTGTAGCTCAATCTCGACCGCTATCCCGGCCGTGACCCTTGCTTCCTCGTCCGCCTTCGCCTTGGTATAGATAGCGAGGAGCTGCTGCTGCTCGGAGAGCCTGCTGACCAGCCCCACCTGGGCCTCCACCTGGACCGTCCTTGCCGCACCTGTGGTGGCCGTCTCCTCCGTCCTTCCACGTGCGGCGATGCCCTTGGCAGCCTCCTCGGCCTTCTTCTCCGCCCCCCTCGTCCAGGCCCCTATCGTGGCGTCTACAGTGGCATTCTCCTGCTTCAGGTCCTCCTCAAGACCCTTGTCCCTAATCTCCCTGAGCCTCTTCTGTAGCTCCTCCCCGGCCTTGTACTCCCTGTCCACGTAGGCATCGTTTATCGCCGTCCGCTTGTTCTCGTATGCCTGCTGGCTCTCCAGGCCGTCCGCCAGCATGTCCTCGTTGGCCTTGAGCCTGGCGTCCCTCTCCTCCTTCGCCCCCTCTATGGCGGCATTCCTGGCCGCCCACGCCTGTGAGACAGTGCCCACGGTCGCCGGGGTCGCAGCCTCCTCCCTGCTCTTCGCCAGGGAGACGGCGTATGCCTCGTCGCCCCTTATCTGCTCCTCGATGCCCTTCTTGTGCGCCTCCGCCTGGATGTTCCTCTGCTCGTCGGCGCTCTTCTTTGCCTGGTCCTTGAGGTACTCGTAGAAGCGGGCGAGGGCCGCCCTGCTGTCCTCAAGCTCCTTGGTGTAGGTCCCCTTGGCCTCCAGGTCGTCCAGCTCCTTGAGCTTTGCCTTGGTGACGTCCATGGCGACGCCCAGGGCCACGCTCTTGTCCGTGCTGGCGGTTATGCCCTCCTGCACGTCCGCCATGAACTTCTCGGCGTCCTTCGAGCTGTAGGTTGCGGTGGCGGGGGTGGACTCGGGGACAATCCCGAGGAACTTGGCGGGCACCAGGGCAAGGTTGGCAAGGTAGACAAGGACGCCCGAGGCCATCCTGGTCCAGCGCCCCTCCTGCTGCTCCAGCAGCTTGTCTATCACGGACAGGGCGGGGCTGAGGTCCAGGGTCTTGAGCCTGATGTCCGCCAGCTCCCTGGCATACTGGGCCATGGAGCCGCCGGTGATTCCTGCGTACCGCTCGTCCAGGACCAGCAGCTCGTCGCCCTGCTTGCCGAGCACCAGGTTGACCTCTGCCTGGTCCCTGGAGAGGGCAAGCAGGTGCTCCTGCCACTTGTCGTAGAGGATGAGGCCCCCGGCAAGGGCTGCCAGGGGAATCATGGCAAGCAGGAAGGGACCGGCTATGCCCGCTGCGGAGGCAAGCCTTCCGAGCTGGCCCCCGAGCATCCCTATACCGCTCTCCATGCCCACCAGCTTTCCTGTGGCCATGGCAGCGGTATTCTCCAGCCTCGACACCCCTGCTGCCGCCCCAGTAACGGAGGGGGTCAGGGTGTCCAGCTTGGAGGTCAGGCCGGAGACCTGGCCCCTCAGGGCATCTATCGTGGTGTTGGCCTCGGCGATTGAGACCTTCAGGCCCGAGATATCGCCGACAATAGATACGATTATCTGGTTCTCGTCAGCCATTCCTTATCCTCTGGCGCTCAAGCTCCCTTGCCTTCTGCACCCAGTCGGGCAGGGTCTTCTCGAAATTGGGGTCCACCGGCTTGAGGCTCTCCGCCTTGCGCTTCTGCCCCACTGGCCTGTCAAGCTCCTTCCTCACCCTCCTCCTCCTTCCCAGCCCCGCCTTGGCTGCCTGTATCAAGTGCGTGGGCGGGTTCTCGCTGAAGTATTCAAGCAGCTCGAAGACCGCCGGGAGGGGCTGGGCGTCGAACTCGGACAACGTCCACCCCGTGACCGTAGTTACCAGGCCCCTCAGGTCGGCCATCTCTAAGGGGCTATCGTTTCCCCCTGTTTGTCCGCCAGCCCGCTCATGCTCTTGATTTCCTTGAGAAGCTCGTTAATCATAACCTTGTCCAGCTCTGCCTTCAGCCGCTCTACCGTCATCTTGTCGTCTGGGTTGGCATTGTTGTACCCATCGCAGACGAAGGCATAGTATTCCCGCTCAAGCCTCTTCATATCAGGGGGCTGGGCGGCAAGGCACTCGGCCTGGACAGAGAGGAAATTATCCGCCTGGCCGCAGGTCAGGGGTGCCACCGTGATGGCTACGCCATCAAGCTCTACCTTCTTCTTCCTTGTAAAGGACATAGGTCTCCTCGTTCGGTTTTGGGTTTGGGTTGTTCCTGCCCCGAACTGGGTGCCAGGTGGAGGGATGAGGATAGCCCCCTGGGGACTGGCGTCCCCAGGGGTCGTACACCCCATCAGGACTTATACGCTGGACAAAAATGTGAGTACTTGCCCCGAGGCGTTTGCGAACGCCTGGAAGTCCAGCTCCAGGATGCAGTAGTCTTCCCGCTTGAGGGGCATGGCAATCTTGGACACCCTGCACTGGTACAGGACAAGCTCGTTGTCGCCCTGCGTCGGGTTCGTGAGGTAGGCCACGAACACCGGCCGGACGGCATTGCCCATGATTTGGTTGGTGACAGTCAGCGTGTTGCCGGTCGTGGTCGTGTAGCGGTAGCTGACCAGGATTGCCGTTCCCTCGTCCGAGGAGTAGAAGGTGTAGGTGCCGGTGGCGGCGGCGCACTTGTAGGTCCCTGCGGCGGCCGGGGTGGTCGATACCGCCTGAAACTGGTTCCTCGTCCCGGCGTACCAGACGCCCAAGTCCATCAGGAACACCCCGCCAGCGGGGGGAGTGACGACCAGGGTCGCTGTCGGGGGAGAGGCGGCTCCGGCATTGTGCGCCTCGAAGCTCATCGTGGCGACGGAGCCTGCGGTGAGGCCCTCGCCGAACACGAAGTCGTTGAGCTGGCTGAGGTTGATGCGCCCGGTGGTAATCTTGCCCGTAATCTTGCGGCTCGCCGAGCGGGTGTCCTCAGGGTCCTCGGTGGACCCCCGCAGCTCCTTGATGGTCACGGCGATGTCAACGCTTGCCTCCTGCACCGTGGCGAAGTTGCCCGGCTGGATAAGTGATACCGGCGTGCCCGATGTCCCCCCGCTCGTTGCCAGGCCGTAGACATAGCCTGCCCCGAACCAAAGGGTGTCAGTCTGGGTGTTCGTTGTGCTCATGCGAAGTACCTCTCAATATAGGATTTGGTATCTAACTTCCGCCGACGAAGACCTGGACCGGGACGACCATGAGGGCCTGCCCGTCCGTGCTCCCGTCAGCAATGTCGGCCTTGCCGCTTATCCTGGCGTTGTCTATCCCAGGGGTGCCGAGGATATTCCTGCCGTCCGGCAGCCTCCCGGCGTCCATGGCGTTGTCGATGGCATCCAGGATGGGGTTGATGGTCTGGCCGTATATGTCGGCATCAGGATTCTGCCAGTCCACCTGGACGTATACCCATATCTCGTACAAAAGGACATACTTGTTGGCACCGTATGCCTTCTGGCTGATGTCCTCGTCCACCCTCCTGACGAACACGGCGGGCTGGAGGGCCACCTGGGACCAGTGCTGGAGGTGCTTGGAGGCATACTGCCACTTGTAGGCGTTCTTCATCACCGCCATCAGGGCGTCGTCAACCTTGGAGCGGGGCAGAATCATCTATCCTCCGGTCACAGTTTCTTCTTCAGGATGGAGATGAGCTTTCCCATCTCGGAATCCGCCGTCTTCTCGGCTTGTTCAAGGTCGGCCTTGATGGCTGCCAGCTTCTTGAAATTCTTTATGCGGCCAAGGGCAAAGCCCCCTGCCATCAAAACGATGCCTACCACGATTTCGACTATCATCTTATCCTCCGAATGCAAAGCTCTCCGAGACTATCGGGCCGCCCACGATGTCCATGATGCGTGCCCTCAGCTCGTCCGTCGGCCCCCCCATCCACCTTCGCTGCCTGAGCGGGGGGTGGGTGACATGCGCCACGACTATCATGTCCTTGGTAAACCCGAAGCTCCTCTGGTGCTTGGCAACCTTCGCTGGCGTGCCAAAGGCCAGCCATGCCAGGGCCTTCCTGTCCACGGGGGATATGTCGTAGCTGGAGAGGCCCCCCTTCTCGTGGACGATTCCGTACCAGGAAGTACCCCCTGCGCCGTGTACCCCGCCCCTTACTGTAGTGCCCTCTATCCCGGCGGGGATGACCTGTACGGAGCCAGCCAGGCCGGACATGCCGTGCCGGGAGTGGATGCCATAGGTGCCGGCCGCCAGGCCAGCCACTATCCTCCCCTGAAGCTCGGCACTTGCAACATCTACCCGCCTCTTAAGGACGATGAGGGCCTTGTCTATGCCTTTCTCCAGCCTCGCCTTGACAGCCTCCGCATTCCTGATGGTTACCTGCATGCTAGCCCGCCCAGCAGGATGTGCGCTTGTAGTTCTGGAGCATCAGCCTGAAGGCCGGGGGGTATGCCCAGGACCTATAAGAGGTTACCGAACCAGTCTGAGGCGTAGCACGTCCGCCCTCGTCTTCACGCAATCTCCTGTTCAGGAGGACTGTCCCGGCCGCCAGGCAGCCCAGGAAGAGGTCCTCGGGGACCTCGCTGTAGCCGCCAGGGTAGGCCAGGCTTACGTTCCCGATGCCGTGCGAGAACCTGAACGGCCTCCCCCACCAGGGGGACTGCCCCTGTAGGTATATGCCACCGCCAGGGCGGAGGGCTATGCTGCTGCCACCCTGCTCGACGAACCATCCCCCGCTCCCGCAGCCGGAGGACTGGGGGATGCCCCTGGCATCCACCATCACGGAGACCTCGGACAGCTTCGTGGTGTCTATCGGGCCGTTCAGGACGTACATCTTGTGCGAGCCGTTGCCGTCCCGGACCTCGGTGTAGGTATCCCCGCCGGTGAAGTAGCCGTCCGCCCTGCCGGTGGCCCAGTAGACAAAAGAACTGACTCCTGAGACAATCTCCTCCACGGTGCTTACCAGGTTCTCCGGGGGGGCGGACTGCTGCCCCACCTGACTCCACTGCATAAGGTCCGAGGGCTCGAATAGGCTGGTCACTACTCCCCCTTCCTGGCTTCCAAGGACTGGTCGAGGGCGGTGTTGTCCACTATCTCTCCGCCCGACATCTTGGCGATGTTCTTGTCGATGTTGGCAAGGGTGGCCCTTATGTGGGGGATACAGTTGGTGGCGAGGACCTCCACATGGTTCTCGGTCACGGAGATGCCGAAGAAGAACCTGTACGCCTGGACAGAGGCCACGGAAACCATGCCCGCCAGGGCGATGGCGATGCCCGCTACCTCCCTCCAGCTCACGTTCTCGACCAGGTTCACTAGGACTCGGAACGGGGTTTCTTGTAGCATGGCTTTTATTTTCCCTTGCCTTTCCTGCTCCTCCAAGCGGCTGCTGGTTGCATGGTTACTCCTCAAAAAAAATCAGGGCCCCGGGCCTATTTGTCGGCCCAAGGCCCTAAGGGTCTTTCGTCAAACTTCTTCATTCACAAGGACGCTAAGCAACCCCTACGCTCGTGATGACGATGTTGGCCCACGGGACGTAGACCTCCAGTGTCTCCTCAACGTAGACACCCTGCGAGTGCAGCCTGGTGACGTAGGGGTACCGGAGTGCGTAGTACGGCTCACGGCACATCATCCTGGCGTTAGCCGGGATGGTATTGCCGGCCGCCGGATAAGGGTTGGTGAATGTCGGTGCCATGATGGTCCCGAAGGGCAGCCAGGGCACGGTGACCAGAGGGATGACCTTGGCGGTGCCATACGCCGAGAACTTGCACTTGTAGTTCTCGATTAGCGAGCCGCCAGCCGAGGGGGAATTGGGGTCGCCGCTACGGGTCCAGAGGGTGCTCCCGGAGCCGCTGGGCGATGTCTGCATCCTGTTCTGGAACGGAGGCATGATATCGGAGCTGATAAGCGCAATATCCGGGGTGGTCTGGAACAGTTTCCACTGGGTGGCGATGGCCGTCTCCAGCTCCACGACGCCGCCGCTGCCGTCAGCGTGCAGGATTGCGCCTGCGGCGTCAACGACATAGGCAGGGGTGGTAGTGGCGAGCGAGCCAGCGGCCCAGGTGGCGAGCCCGTCGAAGTCCCCCGTGGTGGTGCCGGGGACAGGCGGGTTGGCGCTGTGGTCGAGGCTGTCGCCCAGGGCACTGAGCTTCTGTGCAGTGGCCTTGTTGGGAAGCGTGGTGACAGTGAAGGTGCTGGTCGGGTAGACGCCCTGGAAGTAGCAGTCGGTGGGGACGGGCGGGGAGCTGCTGGCGTCGTCGCTGTCCACGTAGCATGCATACCCGAATGCGCCAGGGATAGGCTGCACGGTGACGGTAACGGACTGATGGTCCGAGGAGGTGCTTACCACAGCGGACTGTGCGGACGGGATGCCCGTGCCCCCCTGGTTGACCAGTGCGGTGCCGTCCACGGAGGTGTAGGATACCGTCTGGACGATTCCCTTCCCTGCCCCGAACGTCAGAGCATTATAGATGCCCCATCCGGTCAGGGGAACGACGACGACGGACACGGTCTTGACGTAGCCCATCGAGCCGCTGCTGGCAAGGGCGATGCCCGGTGCCGGAGGCTGGGCGGTGGTCAGGGTAAACCCGTTCTGGCCGCTGTAGCCGGTGCCGGAGTTGCCGAAGATGGCCATCCTCTCCTCAAGGTTCAGGAGGACGTTCAGGCTGGCAAGCCGGGCGGTGCCCAGGTTGTCGTTGTGGCCGACGCCTGCCGACTGCGCCTCGAAGGTCACGCTGGCATCCGTGCCCAGGGTGACATAGTTGGCACTGGTCCTGCGGGTGGGGATGTTGATGTACTGCGACCGGCTGCCCTCGGCGATGGACGGCAGCACGTTGGTGCCAGGCGTGATAATCTGGTCCCAGGTCGTCTGGAGGCCGCCAATCTCGTGCCCCAGCTCGGTGGGGGTCACACGGGGGATGAGGTCCAGGACCCTGTGGAAGACACTGTAGGTGTTGCGTGCCTCCGCCTCCAGGGGCAGGAAGTTCAGCCCGCTCCCGGTAGTGATGGAGTTGGCGTTCGCCTTCGACAAGTTCTGTATCTCGGCGATAAGCCCTGCGATTTCAGTGTTCTCAAATGCCATAATAATTCTCCTTGTGCCCCTGGCTAGGGGCCTAACATCATTGCTTGCAGAGGCCTACTTACTCAGCCTTCCTCGTCGCATACCATGTCCGCAGGAGCCTTGCCGGGGTATAGGGCTGCCAGGACTTCGCCTGCTCCGCCAGGACCTTGGCTGCAGCCGCAGACTGGGGGGCTGCCATAGCGTTCACGTAGTCGGCCTTGGCAAGCTCGACGGGCTCTGTCTTGCTGTCCTTGGTATCCGCCTCCTTGGTCACGGCGGACTTGGCGAACGGCTGTGCCGTCCCACGGTCTCCAGGGCCGGAGATGCCCTTGACGATGGCCTTGAGGCCCTCGGCGATTCCGTCCCGGACCATCTTGGCCACGTCCTCGGCCTTCACTTCCTTGGCGGCCGGGGCAGCGGACTCGGGATTGGCCGGGGTGGGCTCGAATCCCTTGTCGTCCTGGGTGCTCTCAGGGCCACCGCCGATTACCTTGGCGATGCCGTCGAGATGGGAATGGACGCCCTTGTGGAACGCCAGGTGGCGCTCGTGGTGGGCATCGACATGCTCCCTCAGCTTCGCAATCTTCTCGTGGATGCTCTTGCGAGCAGCCTTGTCAAGCGTTACGTCCTTCTCCATAGCGAGTCCTCCGGCTAGTCTTTCCAGCTCATCTAAAGCATTCGGTATTCCAGAAACATCCCCTTCCTCCAGGGAGGAGAGGGTCTTCCACAGCCCCTCGGAGGCGGCAAGCTTCTCAGCGGACGGCACTTCCATGCCCTCCTGCTCATAGAGACGCCTCAGGGAGGCTATGGCCTTATCCTTGTCCGGGCCCTCATACTTGTTGCCCCTGTACCCGCCGTGCAGCGCAGCCCAGGCGGCCCCCATATGAGAATGGCTGGGACTTCCGCCCTCGTCGGTCACGGGGAGGTGGTCCGGGGGGACAAGGTAGCGTACCCCCTTCTCCACGGAATCCTTTCCTGGCGTGCCATCCACGGCCTCCTTGGCAGCCTTGCCGCAGGAGGCGCACTTGCCGTCCACGAGGGCCTTGCCGCAGCCTCCGCACTTCTCCCCGGGCTCCCCCGCACAGGAGGCGCACTTGCCGTCCGCCAGCTCCTTGCCGCACTTGCCGCAAAACCTGTCCATTTCTGCCTTCCCCAGCAGTATCGGCTCCTCGGTGCCCTTTCCGGCAAACTTCCTCAGCTCCGTGCTGCCATCCTGCTTGACCATCTGGAAATCGGACTCCGGGTTGTTGGCCAGGTCCACGATGCTTATCTCGGCCAGCCGGGGGATGTACCACTTCTCCCCCTTCTCCACCCACCTGTCCGCATACTTCCCGCC